AACAATGCTTTGTATGTTTCCGCTACTAATTGACCGGTTAATGATGCCATTTTCTACCTGCTTATTTTAATGCAAGTTAAAAAATAAATAGCCTCATTTTATAAAACACGTATCCGATAATGATGACCGATTCAAAAAAGATGGTAATAATGGCCCACGCAGGAACTACATTTTTGATCACCTCTTTGTTCGAAATTCGAACATTATCCGATTTTGACAATTGGTATTTGGATTTGTACACAGATTCGATTGAATCAATGTCGATTTTGGCCTCAATTCTGCCACGTGTTGAACGCAATGTGATTGATCCCTGTGGTATTACAAATTTGGAATAAAAGTCCGTTAAAATGCCCAAAGAATCGCACGGATTTTCGATGATAATTGAATCACGAATGGCCCTTGTTTTATATATAACATCTGATGTGTGGATGGTATCATATTTAACAATCGTATTTTCTTTGATGATTGTTTTTGATGGTTTGCAACTTGCAAACAGGATAATTGCGATGATTAGGAATTTTTTCATTTTTATATTATTTAACATATAATGTTGGTTACATTTTACATTATGCCCACATTTTGGCAATAATGATGGATATATCCTACAAAATCACATATCCCTGTGCATCCACTTTTTTCGCATTCCACAATGCAAAATATTGCGATGGTGTTTTGCCAAATGCTTTTTGAAAATGTGGCGCATCCGGAAATCTTTTCCAATCACCACCCCATTCCCAACCGTACTTTTTAAACACGGCCACAACCTCCATCCAATCTGCTTTGCCATCCCCATCAAAATCCTTTTTCATATCCCACGAAACAGATTTGCCATCAATTAAAGCAATGTCAATTGCCAATCCGTAATTGTGTAAACTTAATCCCGGTTTTGCCTTTGAAACAATCGGGCCGGGCTTTGTTCTTCCCTGTGCATATATTGCCTCCTGTTCCTTAAATGTGCGCAATGTGTGCGTGAATCTGCAAAATGCTTTGCCTCTTAATGCGTTCACAATTTCATCATAAATAATTGCAACCTCAGCACGCAATTTTGGATGCACTAATTTGATGCGATCTAATGTGATTTGATCTTTCATTATTCGTTATCTTCTTTCTTTTTTACAGGTTTTCCATGCTTTAATTTGTGATTTTCTTCACGCAGGTTTTCGATTTCAACCGTTAATTCATCAACCTTTTTGCTTAATTGGTCAACCTTCGCTTCCAACTTTTCATTCATTTGGGTAACCATGTCAATCACACGTTGGGAATTTTCTAATTGTATTGTACTAATATCTGCATTCTCTTTTCGTTTGCCTACTATCCACGAAATGAATGCCGTAATTGATGATGATACAATGCCAATGATGGCTTCCCTTGTTTCCATTTTAAATTGTTTGTTGGATTTTATTACTTATTTCAACTATGCCACGAAAATACGTGTGATCACGTTCATCATCCACAATATACGTTGATGACTCCTTTACGCAGGTAAACACATTGAATCCATCCGCAGATAAATCAAAGTAACCATTTGAACGTGTTCTGATTAATTCTAAAATTCTATTGATTGCCTGATTGGCTGTTAATTCACCACCGGAATCCGATGCAAAACGTGTCACCACCTCAATGCGTGTGATTGTTTCTGTGATGTACGATGATTGATTGAAATCTGTTTCATCAGATGAAACGGAATAAACTAAAATGTACGGAAATGATGCCGTTGATGGAACCCGGTTGTAAACACCAAATGTCACACCGCCAATCACCACGTTATTTGTCAAACGTGTGATGATCGCTTTGCGAATGAATTGAATCGGTTCTAACATTATTTCGTTAATTGTTTAATTTTTGTTTCTAATCTATCTGTCAAATTCCCTAATTCTTTACGCAAATTTGTAAAGAAAAAAGGCCGTGCCGGCAAATTTACTTTCTTGATCCCTTTGCCTTTAAATTGGGCCGCATATGATGCCGGGAATCCTAATTTTGTCAAATGTTGCAAATCTACCAATCGACCTGTGCCAAATTCCACAAATGGCGCATATGGCGCACGTGAAAAAATCACAACGGTGTTTTCATTTTGCCTTTCGAATCCGGTTTGATTTCTCAAATTACCGGTATCATGTCGGGCATCACTTTTCATCGCACCAACGGCAAACATTGCAGTTTTAACCAATTCATTAGACAATTCCTGTTTGGACAATTTGCCTAATTGGTTGATTTTGTTTTGCAAATCCGCCAATTGCTTTTCATCAACACCGCTTTTTTTTGCCATTATCCCTCAATTTTGGTGGCTGTCATTTTAACCCAAAAATTTTCGAACGTTTGAAAATTGGAATTAATACGATATAATGCCGGGAATCCTTCTACCTGCAAAACATCTTCATTGCCAATCAAATCGGCTGTTTCTTTTCTAATTGTGATTTCGATTTCTGTGGACAATAAACGGATGCCCATTCTTTCATCAATATCACCCTTTGTTTCCTGTACACGACACCATACCGTGTCAATGGTTACATATCCACCATTGGTTGTTCCACCGTATCCATCAGATGTTTTTGACATCCTTTTAATCAGAATACGTTGTTTTAAAATTGATGCCGTGTTGGTTGTTGCCATTATATAAATACTGATTTTATCCCATCCAATAATTTTGCTGATGAACTCGGAACCTCATTCACGGTCATCCCTGTCATGAAATCTGTGCGATTATCATAATATGTGGAAACCATCATCAACAATGCCTGTTTCAATAGGCCATCACTCATTCCCTCCGTTGTGAAATCAATTTTTATGTTGGTTCCTAATGGCTCAATTTCCACCATCGGATCACCTAATCCGTAAACGGTAAATGAAACGGCAATGCCTTTCACGGTTACATCATCAACGGATGCCACCGGCCCAAATGGAACATCAATAAACCCGGTATCTGAATAATCCAAATAATACGTGCGTTCCTTTGCGATAATGTCACGGCTCATGTAATTTTCCGCCGCTGTGTGTGCTGCCTCGATCATCAAATCAATCAACAAATCATCCGCTGTTGTATCAATCCTGATGTAATTCTTTGCATCCGCACGTGAAATGATTGGAACACCAATCACATCATTAATCTTGATCTGCCGCATCCTTTTTTGCTTTGTTTCCCTTTGTCTTGTAAACTATTTTTTCCTCTTTTGTTTCAACCTCTACGGCCTCCACAATTGGTGCAATAACTTCGGGCTGATCATCAACCTTTGTGCCAAAATTATTTGCCAAATAATGTCTTTCAACATCAGCCGAAACCGTTACGATTTCACCGGCCCTGTGGTATCCTGTTTTATTATCGAATACCGTTTTTCTCATTAAAACTTTGCCCATTATTGTGCTATTTTTTGAACAAATATAAAAAGAAAAGCCACCCAATATTTAGGTGGCTTTCTTTTAATTTGGAATTGTATTAAAATTAAACTCCGATTGCAGCGATGTCAGTTGCAAATGTACCCTTAACGATTGCTAATGGTGCGTAGTTAGTTAATGCAATTCTTTCTACTAAACGAACGGTTACGAAACCATCACGAACGTTTGTTCCATCCTCACGGAAAAACTCCAATGAAAGATTCTCACGCACCCACATTTGTGTTCCTAAACCGAAATTACCAACAAGGTATGTTCCTGCTGTGATTGCTGTATTAACTACAACCGGCACACCTAAGAATTGTGGCTGTAATCCCATGTATACCTGATCCTTCAAATACTCATTTGTTGTTGACTTTAACAATAAGATTTTGTGGAAATCTGTTGGGTTTACCATGATGTAATCAGGACGATAGTTAGCCAATGCTAATTGGTTGATTGCTACCGTTAAAACGTCAAATTGGTTTGCCGCTGTGATTGAATCTGCAAATCCGCCTGCTGCGAATGCTGTTGATCCTGATGTCACGATACCTGAAATGTTTGGTGCTGTACCGTTACCATAAAGCAATTGTGCATCTTCAACCGTTAACAATTTCTCAGGAGCACGTGCTGCCAAATATGATGTTAATTGTGGCGTGTCTGCTAACATTTCCTCAGAAATACGGAAATAAGTACCGATTTTCTGAACGTTTGCATCGTATGCTGTCAAATCGAAATCTGACTCACCTAATGTTGAACCTTGTGCCTTTGTTGATGCACCGTTGTCATATGCTGACTCACGTACATAACGAACAACCTCAGAATTGGTTGAACCTTGTGCCAATAATTGACGAACGTGTACAGGGTTTGTTGGATCGTACTTGATACCCGGAACGTATTGTGCCGGAATAACTTCGCCTGTAAAGTTAGCCGCAACGGTCATGTCTGCCGCCTTGATCTCAAATTTAGCTGAACGGCTGTTGCCATTTACTAAACCATCTAAACCACCTTTTGTGATACCATCGATCAAAGATTGTTTGAATGATTGTGCGTTTGCCCCTGTTGCTGTTTTCTTTGCTGCAACTTCTGCTGCATCAATACGACCGTGAACCTCAGCAAATTTTGCCTCTAAATTCTTGATCTCGGATTTTAATAATTCATCCGCTTTGCCTGTTGCTGATGCAACTGCCTGTCCTTCTGCTTTTGCGATTCTCGCATCAATTGCCGAATTTAATTCGTTCAATTGGTTTTTGATTTCTTCTGTCATCTTATTTTGACTTTATTTGATTGTTTAAATATGAAAATATTTCGGAAATATCCACCTGTTTAACTTCCGGCACGGTGACAATTTCTGCCGGCCGTGTGGTAACATCAATAAACAATGATTTCAATTTCATCAACTCACCTTCAATTGCGTACCCTAATTCATCGGATACGTTTTCTTTCTTGATCATTTTGGCTAAAATGTCGAAACGTTTTGCCAATAAATCCTGATCAATTTCACCCTTTGCATCGGTAATCAATGCCATTGGGTTTGCTGCTAATGTAACGCACGAAATTTCGTACAACTTCACCTCTTTCAATTCACGCACACCATCCTGTCTGTAATTCTTTACAATCGGCATAATACCGACGGAATTTTCCGTGATCACACCGTTTTTCATTAATAACAAAATGTCTTCACCCATTCGTGTTTTTGGAACCTCAGCCACAAAATACAACCCTTTTGCATCTTCACGCAATTCGTTGAATTTGCCTAATGGCTGATCAATTCTGTGTTGGTTGCAATACCGTACACGTGATCCGTTTTCAGATAATGTTTTGGTGTATGCACCTTGCAAAATGATGTCATTGTCTGAATCAATATTGCCGAAAATTGAACCGTAACCGGACACGATGCCGTTTGCCTCATCAATGTCATCAATCCCAATGGATGTTTGTTTGTAAATCATAACCTTTCTTTTGCCCAAAATTAGTCAAATTGCTAATTAGAAAACGGAACGTAAAAATTAATTTTAACTAAATTGTGGCTCACCTTTTTCAAATACAATATCATTGCCCTGATCGCCCAATGGAAAATCGTGATCATTGGTCAATAATATTTCATCAGGTATTCCATCGGGGAATGCATCGCATCCGCCCCTGATTAAACGTGCATGAATACATTTGTCACAAATAAAATTGTCCCTGTTTTCCATTATTTTTTAAAATATTTCTCAATTAATTTGCCAATTTCTATTGCAAATTTTGATGGGTTTGAACTCAATTTGTATTCTGTAAATCCTTCGGCCATAAACTCATCAATATTTTTTGATGCATATGTCCCCAAATAATTTGTATTAAATGCAACGAAATTGTTTGTTGCCTTATATTCTGCAATCTCCTTAATGTAATTTTGCTGAATTATTTTCAATTCTGCATAATATTCTGATGTCAATTGCCTTAATGCTGCATTTTCTAATGTGTGCCTTGTTGCAATTACGTGTGCAAATTCGTGTGTTAATGTAGCAATGTTTTTGTTGACTGCATCAATTGCGCTTTTGCCTCTTAAAATAAATTCTGTTGATGAAATTACTTTTGTCCTGCTTTCTAATGATGCTGTTAAATCACCAAAATTAATTTGCAATAAATTACCCCCTGATGTTTCAACAAATCCATATGAACGTGATGTTGATTTGTAGGTCAAATTTAAAGGGTATTTCGTATTGTATAATGAATCGATTTTATACTGATTTGTCAATACATTTAATTGTGCATTCAATTCATTCATTCTCGGAACATCAATTGACCTTGAAACGGTTATTTTTTTAATTTTTAATCCGCTGCTTTCTAAATTATCAATTGCAATCGCCTTTGCCTGCTTTATTGTTTTAGCCTCAACCTGTGCATTTACAACTGCCGTTTCTGCCACAACGGTTGCAACAATTTCAGGTGCAATCATAGCCGATGAAATAGCATCAACCACCTCAGCCTGTGCCATTCCAAATCCAATGTTGGTAATTGGTGCGCCAATTGTGTTTGCGCCTGCCTTTGGCAATACAATCATTGAACAACGGCAATTGATTACGTTGCTTGCTGATCCATTAGGATCGCCCGGTCTTTGTAATGACTCACCACCAACCGAAAATTTGCTATTAAACGGAACAACCTGCCCATTTGCTGACCTGTGTGCATCACGAACACGTGCATCAAATCCTGATCGCCATGTTTTGGTTAAATCCTGACCGGCAAACAAATTGACCGCTGCCTGTTCGGTTGCATAATTGGCTGCGTTTGTGGCCTCCGTTCTAACAATCCTGCGTGCCTGATAATCAGCCAACCCATCAAATTTTTGACGCAACATTTTGCCCTGCACCTTTTCACCGGCTGATTGGAAAACAGGATCGGCCATAAATTGGCGAATTGTGTTTGTCAATGTTGCCTGTGCTGTTGATGAAACCATTGTCACCCTTTGGCCTGCTACCTTTTGGCCCATAAATGCAAAGGCATTGCGCCAAATAGATTGCATATTTGCCGGATCGGCTTTTGGCATATATTTCTGCGCGTTTTTGGAATACCAATTGGCAAATTGTAAACCGATTTTGGAATACATACCCTCATACATTTTTATGTATTTGGCATCCTGAAAAAATCCCTGTGCTGTGGCCTGTGTCATCTGCCCGACCTTTAAATAAAGGTCAATAGCATCATTATATTCGGCTTTGTAAAACTCCGTAAAATCCTTAATTGATGTGCGTTCTGCTTTGGTCAATTGGTTTTCAAAATCATTCTCCCAATCTTCCTGCGCCTTTGTTTCTTTCTGTGGATCAAACAATGTGCTACAAACCGCAACACGCTGTTCAATGGTATCAAAATCATTGATAATATTAGGATCAATGACACAACGGCCCATAAAATCATTCCGGCTTTCACCTTCCTGTGGATTTGGCAACGGCATAAACTAAACGTTTAATGGCTTTGGATTTTCTAATGATGGCATTGATGGATTCTGTGCCATTAAATTAGCCGGGATGAAATAATCATCCATGAACGCATTTTCTTTGTCCGTAGCGTAATTCATTGCATCACGTTTTTCGTTTGGTGTAACCCACCACGCTGCTGCTAATTGCGACACCAATTTGTCAACCTCCTCCTGCATTTCGCTGATCACGGTAAAATCGAAATCAATGAAATATTCTTTGCCGTACTTTGGTGCCAACCATCTGTTTAATTCATCACGTATCTTGATCAATTCAGGAATCACGGCATTTTGGTATAATGCCTTTTTAGCTTCCTTCATATTGTTGTATGTGGATGCATCTGTGTTGTTTAGCAACTGCACAGGGATGTTGTATAAATTACACAAATCCTTCACCGTTCCATTGTACTGCTCAATCAATGATAAATCTGATGCCGACAAACCAAAATTCACCCAACTCAAATCCTTTGGTGTAATGATCACATCACCTGCGTTCGCTGCACCTTGATAATTTTTGCGGAATTTGTCTTTTAATGCCTGTGCTTGCACCTCAGTCAAATTACCATCCTTTGAAATCAACATACCACGTGATGTTTGATTCTGTAAATATTTTAATCCGGTGGTTACGGCTTCATTGTTGGCCGATAAAACACGCAGGCCGGCACGCAAAGGTGATTGGCCATATAGGTTTGAACCGCTGCTGTCGTAATCCGGATTAAAATCTTTTATGTGGCAAATGTATTCGGGTTTTACCTCAATCATTGAATTGTATTGGATTTTGTACCCTGCCACCGGCTCCATCACACCACCTGAAACGATTTCAACTAATTGTGATGGTAAATTGTACAACTCCGTAAATTTTCCCTGATTTGGCCCTGAATCAGGCCCGATGCCGTAGATGTAACGGTTTCCGGTTAGTTTACCGAATGCAACGATTTCACCCAACCACGCTGAAAATGATTGTGCCGGGTTTGGCCGCATTAACAATGCCTCTAATTCTGAATCCTTTATTTCCTCAAATGCTCTTTTGCGTAATATGTTGGCCTTGTATATTGCAGGGCCATCCATTACACCTGATGTCATCGCCTTGTATTGCTTTGCTGTGCCTTCGTTTGTGACACGGTAAACAGAAACAGGGATTGTTGTGGCTGCCTTAACAATCAGGTTAATGATTGAATAAATGGTGGCATTTCGTTGATACCCATCACGAATGTATGTGGTATCGTTATCCTCATTCATTATGATATTCGTGCCAAGCCACGTGTATATCAGTTTATTATATGATTCGTTTGTGCCGCTTGATAATGCTTTGGCAATGGATTGTTTGAATGTATCAATGATTGATGCCATTTGTATTGCTTTTTTTTCTCAAAAATACATAATTAAACCACAAAAAAATCAGAACGATTTTTGTATTTGGTATAAACCCCATACCGGATTGCATCCATCAGGTGATTGTGTTTGTCTATTGGCTTATTTATAATCGTTCCATCCTTTAATTGTTCCCAAAAATAAAACTGAAATTCATTGTGTAAATTATGCGATTCAGATGAACAAATCACCTCGTGTTCCTTTAATAAACTAATCCCGGCCTTTATTGATCCTTCACCTTTTATTGCAGGAACGGCCAAAATATCCATTTGTCGCAATTCCTCAATTGATTTGGGTTCCGCTGATTCACAATAAATTATGTGTTCGTTTATTTTCTTTTCTTTTAGGAAATCAGCAATATCCCGGTTGGTCATTCCCTTTTTGTACATGATTTCATGGATGTACAATTTATCGCCAACCTTTGCCAACTGCACAATGGCCGTTGGATCGTGACTAAATCCAAAATCAAGGCCATAAAACACATCGTCAAATTCAGGAAATTCTGCCTTTGGAATGAATTGCCAATTAGGGAATATTTGGCGATCACTAAACACCGCACGTTTCCCCTCACCGTACACCCTCCAATAATCCGGATCTTTGGCTTTTAATCTTTCGATTTCATGCACCAATTCAGCCGGCAAAAACTTATTATCCAAATACGTTGTGATCCATGTGTCACAATCATCACGTGTGATGACTTCATCATAAATCCAATGCACAGGATCGGATGGATTAAAATCGCAAATCATTTCATCCGTTGTACGCATTAACAACTGCCTGAAATCCTCATGATCTAATTCGTTGACCTCGTTACAATAGCAAATATTTCTTTTACGGCCCCTGATCTTTTGTGGCTCATCAACTGAAAGAAATTCCACAACGTGGTTGCCAAATGTGTACGTGTTTTCCGATTTGTTATGTTGGCCTACATACAGAATGCCCAACGTGTCTAATATTTCGAGAAAATCACGCATCACCGATCCTTTTAATGCCGGCAATGTTTTACGGACAATCGAAATCACCAACGGTTTCTGTGATGATGTTAATTTATAGATTAGGTATTGGCACAGGGCATAAGTTTTCCCCGAACGTGTTCCGCCCTGATGAACTTTGATTCTTTTGGTGCTGTTTAACGTTTGATAAAACTGAACATTGCATTTCTGCTTTATTCGTTTTCGATTTGTGCCGGTGTCCATTCTATTATGGCAGATTCAATGCCGGTTTCATGTACAACCTCCGTGCGTTCAACATACCCACGTTGTTTGCCTTTGGTCTTTAAATAAAATATTGTGGCTGTTGTGTTGCCATCTTTGATTTGCTTATGCAATTGCGATTCAGCAAAATCCAATGTCATATCAGCCAACTCATCAACGGCCTTTTTGTATTGCGGATCATCACGCATCCAATCATAATGCATTGAACGGTTTATGTTGGCAATCTTTGCAGCGGATGTGACAATTCCCAAAGACTTTTCAAGGGCCTCCAACATACGTTTTTTGTTCAGTTTTGTCACACTCTTAGGTACTGCCATAATTTATTTTTTGCAAAAGCAATTTAGTCCATTTTCAATGAAATGTTTGTATGCCATTTGCCTTTGTTCCTCAGATTCAAATGACACCTCAATCACAAATTTATCCTTTGGCTCATTCTCATTGTCAACCGGTAAATCTTCGCCTAATTCTTTATAAATCGGCAAATCCAATCCCCAATCTTCTAAATCAGCCATTTCCCAATCATTAGCCAACAAATCCCAATCCCACTCACCAAATCCCACATTATCTGTAATGATAAAACGTTTCTGTTGTTCGGCTGTCAATGCTGATGCCTTAATAATCGGCACACGTTTCAATCCTGCCTCAATACAGGCACGCAATCGCATATTCCCACCTAATACCACACAATTATCATCAACAATGATTGGTCGCAATTGTAGCATTTCCGGGAACTCCTTAATGGACTTCACCAATTTTTTGAATTTATCATCCTTAATCAACCTCGGATTGTTAGGATGTGGAATTACCAATTTGATGTTTATTTCCTCAATCATATTTTATCAATTAATCCATCCATTTGCCATGATTGAACAAATGCCACGTTCTGTGCTTTAAAACTTCAATAATTAAGGAAAACAATGAATCTGATTCATATTCCCCTGCATCCACTATTAATTTCATCTTTTTCATGGTCGATTTTTTTCATCAAATATGAATTTGATCATTACTAATATAAACACGAACTCAATACCTCCAACACACCAACTCATTGTGACTAAATCATCTGCATCCATTATCCTTTAAATTTAGAAAGTTCCCTATTGATATACCACAGGGATTTTTCCAAATCCTGTTTCTTGTTGCCTTTTTTGTCGGCTCTCAAAATATATTTGATTGCGTTCCCCAAATTAAAATTTAGGCTGAACCCTTCGATTACATCAATTGCCTCGATGCCTCCATCAGATTGATAATGTTGCGGATGATCCACCATTTCACGGCTCTCATTTTTCATTCTGTATTGATTAGGTAAATATGTGCTTTTGTTTCCGGCAGTTATTCATCACCCAACTGCTCCACAAATTTATTTAATTTTTCCATAGGTTTGACATTGGTTTTTCCCAACAATCAATCCCATAAGATTTCAACAAAATATTAATCTGTGTATTCAATGAATCTTTCTTTGTTTGATCCATCTGATCCATTTCCATTCCAAGCATGAAAAATGACTCCATTGCTGTACAGGCATTTTGGAATGTATCCAATGCATCAGGCAAATCCGGATCATCGTTTCTGTTTGCCGGGAACAATACGGCCATTGTTTTTTCCAACTCCCTGATCATTTGCTTTGTCACCATCTTAACGGCCTGTTTGTTTGCCGGATGACCGTGCCACGATCCATCAATGAAATCCAACATATTTTGGCACAATGCAAAGAATGTTAATAAACGTATTTTGTCTTTTGTAGTTTTCATCGGTTTGTTTTTTTGTTAATGCAGGCCATTTATTGCCTTGTATTTTTATGGTTTGCCTATGTCCAACAACTCACGTGGAAATTTGTATGGATCAATGCACAAATCAAGTTTTATGATTTTGTGGAATATCATAATTTCTTGTATTTCCTCAATTATTTCAATTGCCTCCTCACGTGTTATGCCATCGGAACATTTAATGTCACCGTGTACAAATATATCTTCATCTTGAAATATCATTGTAATACGTTTTTAGGTTTCGAACACGATTATAAACAACACGTTTTTCCCTTTCTGATCCGTATGTAAGCCGGGCCACACAGGTTTCAAGAAACAATTTTGGATTGTGAATCAATTCCCACGCATTCACCCGGATTGGTTGTTCACTAAAATTTGGATCTGCAATTCTTTCATTGGCCCAATCAATGGCCTTTTGTCTGTTAATATTCATCGTATTGTTGTTTGATTTTCTAATTTACCATCAATATATCCTGACCGGTATGCCGCCATCATTTTATCCTGTTCCACGAATTTTTGCGCCTCATAGTATTTCAATTTCTCAATCAACTCATCCAATGATCGCACAATTATGTATTCATATCCGCAATCCCTTGCTTTCTGTTCGAAATCCTTTTGATTTGGCTGTTGATAATTGCCTGCAATTTTAACCTCCACAAATAGTCCGTGAAACGTTTGATTTGGCAACAGGATCAATAAATCAGCCACACCGGCTTTGACTCCCTCAGCCTTTAATTTGGCTGCAACTGCTTTGTTTCTCCATCCACCGTTTGGAATGGCAAAAAACGTGTAATTGTTCAAATCAAGATATTTGGCCAACACCGTTTGCAATCTGTGTTC